GCCGGCTGCCGCCGGCCCAGCATGGCCGCTCACGCGGCCAGAAGGCGGACCGCACGAGCGCCAAAGTTGATGAACGAGATCGAAGGCGCGACGTTGAAGTAGCGGCAGAACACCCCGGAAACAGCCGCGTTGTCCCAGGAGCCACCGGAGAGCGGCAAGCAGTCTGCGGTAAGACTGCGGTAAAAACCGTCTCCCCCAAAGATGTTCATCCCGGTGCTGCCTTGCGTGGCGGTTCCACCCAGCTCGCGCGGGATTCCGCATTCCGCCATTGCCTTGCGGGTGGCATTAGCTGCCCAGGTGCTGGTGGGATGGAAGGTGCCGCCGCTGTGCGGCTGCAGGTAGTAAAAGGCGTTGGCAGCGGTGTGCCAGATGCCATCGTCAGCAGCAGCCACGGATTCAGCTGCCAGGGAGATCAGCCCCGCCGCGGCCCGGATGTCGTTGTTGCTGCTGATCGAGCTCCAGGCCACTGACGCCGGGAGCAACCGGTAGCCAGCGGCTGTCATGCCCGTGGTCACCGATGTCAGGCCCGGAGTGATCGTGACCTGGTTGCCGTTGACATCCACGATCCCGGATGCCTGCCCGTTGTGGGTGGTGTGCTCCACCGCAGCCACACCGCTGATCCGCGCTGCACCGGTGAAGGCGCGGGCGCTCGTCCCAGCCCAACCGGAGGTGTGGCCGGTCAGATCGGTGCGAGCGAACTGCAGGCTGGTCTTGTTGACGTCTGCGCCTGAGTTGTTGTTGCCCTTGGGCGCATAGGGGGTCACGTCCATCCAGGCGGCCCGGCTGGTGGCACCTGTGATCGGCACACCGGAGCCATCCAGCAAGGCCTGAGCATGGGCCAGAGCCAGGTAGCCGATCTGGGTGTAGAGCCAGATGGGGCAGGGATGGAAATCGGCGCCACGGGTGCGGCAGAGGGCCCACACGCCGCCCAGGTTGTTGGCCGGCGTGGTGGCCGCCGAGTTCAGCGCCGTGCTGTTGCAGAGGCTGAACGGCGAATGGCTGGTGCCGCTCTGGGCGATGGCGCTCACCGGCCACTGCAGCGGCCTCGAGGCGAAGATGCCCCCGGTCAGTGGCGTGCCACCAGGGCCGTTGGTGTGGTTCGGTGCTCCACTGCCGTCCGGCAGGCAGTTGCTGCCTTGGTACTTGTCGATGAAAATCCCGACTAGGCCGGCACCGCCATCGGTAAATGGCCGGGCCAGCACCATGTTCCCGGTCTTGCTGGCGCTGATCACCACCTTGGTGCCGAAATCCGGGGCGTTGGTGTTCCCAGGCGCCTGGATGTCGATGAAGTGCGCCGGGATGAAGCACTGGATCGAGGCCGAGGGGAGGTGGATGTAGTTGCCGTAGTTGGCGCTCAGTCGGTCCTCGGTGCCCGGCAGGGGGGCCATGTCATCGGGCAGCAGTTCAGGGGGGCAACAGCCCACCCCGAAGCCCTGCAGGCCTGCCAGACCGATCGTGTACTTGAACTCATCCAGGTAGCCGTACCACTCGTTCTGGATGCCGTAGAGCCCGCTGGGGCCCACGATCCGTTCCTTGACGCGGAGCAATGGGGTGATGGTGGTCATGGATCAGGCCTCGTTGAAGGGTGCGGGGAACCAGGTGAGCTGCTCTGGCAGTTGATCACGCTCGATTGCTTCCAGAGGCTGGTCCTCTGCCCATGCCTCAATCAGGCCGGCATCACCATGCGCTCCGTAGAAATCGAATCCAGTGTGATTGATTGCATCAGGATCATTGTGTCGCTCAAAGAGCACCACGGTAAAAGCAGGGCCATCGGTTCCTGACTGGGTTGGATAGATGACTGGCGCATCCGGTTCTGACCGGAAAAAGTAAGTGTTCATGGCTTACATGAAGGAGTTGGAGTTGGCGTGAAGCGGGTAGTAGTCCTGTTCACTAATGCCCACGGGGACACCAGTGGTGACAGCAGGACCGGCGCCGAAGTTGATGGCGCCTGGCACGCCGACTGTGACGCCAGAGCTGCGGAGACCCAGCTCTCGCAGGTAGAGATCAAAGAGCGCGGCAACCTTCTGTTCCAGGTCCAAAACCCGCGCGTTAAGAGCTTGGTTGACCTCGCCAATCCTTCGGTAGATCGGGTTGATCACCGTGGTGAACTGATAATCAGTGAGCGGAGGATCAGCGATACCGAACCCGAATCCTCCCGGCGTTCCGATCGTGCGGCTGCCGACCGGCACCTCGCCCCAGCGGTAGATGCCGGATAGCTCCACCACGACACCACCGGCCTTGCTGTAGGCCCGCCCGTCGCCACGGTTCAGGTAGATCTCGCCCGGGATCAGCTCGCTTTCGCTAGGGCGAACACCGGCGTTGTCGGTCCCCTTATGGACGATGGGCTGCAGTGCTCCATTGATGGTGCGGGTATCGACGTAGCTCTTGACCGCAAACTGGGTGGGCACCGTGTTCCCGTCTGCGGCGCCGGTGGATGACAGCAAGCTGGTGTTGTTGCTGACCTCCTGGAGCTGCACACCGACCGTTGAGAACCCGCCGTTACGGCTGAACGGTCCGATGAAGTTGAGGCCGCTGAGGTTGAAGGTGCTGGTGTTGATCGTCACCGCACCTGTGGTGCCGTCCACCGAGAAGGCATCGCCGACCTTGAAATCCCCAAGCTCGTTGGTGTTGCTGCTGAACACCCGCCCGTTGTTGCTCTCGACCCGCTCGTTGGCCCGCACCGGGATGCCGCCGCGCCAGGGCAGGGCGTCGTAGTTGGTGCCGGCACCCACGTACTCGAAGGTGTGACCCGGAGCGCTGATCTGGCTGCGCAGGCGGAAGTCGATCACCTGCCCGGCGGCGATCGGGTTGCGCAGGCCCAGGTTCGTCGAGGAGAAAAAGTCGACCCGGTAGCCGGCCTGATTGCCAGCGCCATAGGCCACCGTGTTGCCGCTGGCATCGATCGGCGTCGAGCCGGTGATGACGTAGGCGCTGTTGGTTGGACAGATGAACGCCAGGCCCGACAGGGTGATGCTCTGCCCGGCCAGGGGAACGTAGTTGGCCGCGGTGAGCGTGGTGACCCCGGTGGTGTGGTCGTAGACCGCGCTTGTGATGTTGAACGTGCCGACGCCACTGACCGTGACGGTGCCGCCTCCGGCGTACTGATGCGGGAAGCCGGAGGTGGCCAGGGTGACGGTGAACTGCGCACCGGAGACTGAGCTGATCGTGCGGGCGTTCCCGCTGCTGCCAGCGGTGCCAGCGGTTGGGAAGTTGACCCGCGGGAACAGGAGCTGGCCAGGGTTGGGCCTCGAGACGGGCCCCAGGCGGTTGCCGCTCAGCGACACCACATCCACGGAGAAGGCGCCGCCTCTCGTGAAGCTGAGCGTCCCGCTGCCGGCGCTGGTCACGTCGACAGCACTGCCGTTCAGGGTGGTGCTGAGGCGGAATGCGCTGGTGGTGAGGCCAGCGCTGATCACGAAGTAGGTAACGCTGGTCGACAGGCCGCCAGGCACCGTGCCGCCATCCACCTTCAGGGTCAGCCGATCACCGGCAACGAAGCCGTGGTTCGCTGAGCTGAAGGTGTCGGTACTGGGGTCGACCGTCGCGATCTTGACGGATCCGACCGCCCCGTAGACCGCGGCCCGGGCCTGCCCGGTGTAGATCGCCTGCGGGGAAAACCCGTCGGCCATCAGGCCATAGGTGCCGAAGTCCGTGGTCCCGCCGGAGAGGTTTACCTGTCCGCCGGTCTCGGTGCGGACGTGGTAAGTGCAGAACGTCCCGAAGAAGGACACCAGCTGCGCGTAGCCGTCGTTCTTCACCAGGCAGCCGGGTCCGCCCAGGTTCACCTGGGTGTAGGAGTCGACCACCATCGAGCGGATGGGGCTGTTGGCAGCGCAGGCGTTGCCGTCGACCAGGATCCCGCCGCCGGTGTCACCCACCGAGACTGAGGGAGCCACGCCAGCGTCGTCCTCGGCGGCCAGCGAGGTGCAGTTCTGGATGTAGGGGCTGACCTGGATGTAGGCGCCCAGGGTCGTGGCACCGAGAGCGGTGTTGTTGGCCTGCTCGTCGAAGCTGATCGCCCAGCTCTGCTCGCCGTTGAGGGCATTGGCCTGGTGGCCGGCGAAGGTGAGGCCCCAGGCCATGAAGCCGGAGTCCACCTTGAAGAAGCCGTTCATCTCCTGCCCGGCGGCAGGCTTGATGTAGGTGCTGCGAAGGATGCCGTCACCCTTGATGCAGATGCCGCGCCGGATCCGCAGCGGCAAGAAGGTCTCGGTGTAGGTGCCAGGCGCCAGCTCGATCAGACAGGGCTTGCCGGGGTTGGCCGCCACGTAGGCATTGGCCTTCTGCACTGCTGCATGGATCGTCAGCAGCGGTTCGCCACGGCTGGTGCCGTTGTTGCTGTCGCTGGCCGCAGCGCTCTTGCTGACGTAGATCGTCGCCGCATTGCGAAACGCATCCAGCCGCGTTGTCAGGTCACCGATCGCGACATCCGTCTGCGATGTCAGTCGACGAACATTCCCAGCACTGTCAAGGACCGACAGGAACGGATCACCGGCGTTCCAGTTGATCGCAATCTCACCAATCGAGAGATCGGCAGGCTGCGGCAGCTTGCCCAGCACACCGCTGTTCTTGTGCGGGATCCTCAGTGGCATGGCCTATTCAGGCGAGTGAGCCCCTATGCAGGGCTGGCTTCAGATTAGCGACGACGCTCAGGCCTTGATCGTGACAATCATTCCGTGGGCCTCGTGCTCGTTGATGACGCTGACGGCTGGAGTTGTTCCAGGATTAAATGAGAACTGTCGGTAGAGGTAGAAGATTTCATGCAGGCCTGGATTCATCGATCGAGCCCACTGAGACCCCGCCGTGGTGTTGTTGGTCTGACATTCACCGTAAAAGGCGTCCGAAGGCGGACCAGATGTGGTGTCGATACCAGGCGCAACGTAAGCAATAACCGGATTGTCCGGTGGGTTATTGTAGATGTCGAGGAACGCTGTAACAAGAGTTTCGCTTGCCTGCACGAAGCTGATCTTGGGATTGGTCGGGAAAACTGAAGTGGGCGGCGTTGCCCATGGGCCCGGTTCTGACCCCACGGATGTTGGAGCATCCCAACTTGAACCATTGGCAAAGAAGTAAGTAGCGCGAGCGTCGTAGAGGTTAAAGAGGTTCGAGAGGTAGATTTTAGGGAAGTTGGCACTATTGGCACCGGAGATAGCGCCACCAAGGTCAATGGTGCTTGTTCCAGCTGTTGTCGTTCTGAGTACACCGACAAGCCTTCTGGCCGGGTTGCCGTTCTTCACGGGCACGCCATCTTGATTGCCGCGAGTCGGGGGAGTGTTGTTGCCAGGCCAGGCCACAAAGTCAACCTTCAGTAGCGGGTTAAGCGTTGTCCCACCATTGGCTAGATCGTTGTAGAGATAGACGTCGTAGTTGGTGTTAGCAGAACTCGCTGCGGCAAGACTGAAGGTCTGGACGCCGCTGAAACGCACCACCTGCCAGCGCAGCGACTGGGTGGAATAGAGCGCGATCTCGTTGCCGTTGAACGGATGGATGTAGAGATTCGTGGCGTTCAGTTGGTTGCCAGAGGGCACTGCACTGCTGGCAGACAGGCTCAGGCGCAGGTTCACCACGCTCTTGACGGCATCGCCGATGGCCTGGATCAGGGTGGCCGGGCTGATCATCCGATCAGCTCGCGCAAACTCCTGGGCCTCGAGCCCGGTGGCAAACTCGGCGATGCCCGACTGGGCTGTCGTGGCGGCAGGCAGTGCTGGCAGCACGCCTCCGTAGCCACCCTCCCAGGTGGGGCTGCCGGTGACCACCATCGGGCTGGGCAGGTTCAGCTGCGTGCCGACCGTCAGCGTGCCGACGTTCAGGGACTGGAAGCTGGTCGGGAAGTCGATCTGATCGATCGGCACGTCCCGATCACCGAGGTTCTCGAACGTGATCTCGTTGCCGGTGGCCAGATCCTGCAGGCCCTGGGGGGTGACGAGGAAGCCCTCCTCGTTGAAGCCGCTGCCGTAGACTCGACCGCCGTTCTTGTTGGTGAAGTAGTAGGTGAACTTATTGACCGGGCTGAGCTCCAGCTGGTACTCAGGCAGGGCCTTGGTGTAGTTGAGGAAGCCGCTCCACTCCCAGGCGTGGCCGAACAGGCGGATGTTGCTGGGCCGGCGGAACTCGATCGCCCAGTTGTTCCAACTGTTCGCTGCCCCCGAGGGCGAGGCGATGCCATCGAGGGCGCTGTTCGGGTTGCGCTCCCTGGAGGTCGACAGGCGGGGCAGCAGGATCGTGTGGGCGTTGGCGGCGCTGAAGCCGAGGCTCACCAGCAGGCTGTGGATGCCCTGGTAGTCGACAGCGGAGCGGTACTGGGCCTGAACCTTGGCATCCGTGGCCCAGACGGTCGTCAGGTTGTAGCCGCAGCTGATCGTGGCGTCCAGCGGGTCGGTGTCGTTGTCGAAGATCACCGCCGGCTGGGTGTTCTTCCAGAAGTCTTCCGGTCTAAAGCCCTCCTCCATGTGGGCATAGGCCTCCTCCCACTTGTTCTGGTCGAAGGCCGCATCGCTGTTCTGCTTTTTGCAGCTCCAGGTCTTGCTCTGGTAGCGGACGGCATCGCCGATGCGGTAGAAGGTGCCGCTGGCCCAGGTGTTGACCGCATTGGCCCTGCGGATCTCAACCGACGCCGCGCGGGTCACACCGGCGCCCTCGGGGGAGATGGAGGCGGCGGTGGCGACGACCAGCAGCTGCGTCTCCGGGATCGACCCAGTGATCCCGCCGGTGCCCGGGGTGGTCTGCAGCACGTAGTCCCGCACCGGCGTGCGCGTGCGGGCCTGCGTGTTGTTGCAGCGCAGGCTGTACTTGCGCTCATCGGCGGTGCGGCTGTCCTGCAGACGGCGCACGTAGACCCTCGAGCCGGCCAGCGACGGCCAGACCTGGCCGGTCTCAAGGCCCTGGCTGTTGAGGATCGGATCGCCGGGCTTGTCGCCGTTCTCGTTCTGGAAGGCCGCGCTGACCACCAGCCGATCAGGGTTGGCGGTGTTCCAGGGGGAGGAGGTCAGCAGGGCCCGGTAGTCGTCCCCGCGGGGGTTCTCTACCCACAGGTAGGAGCTGGGCACCAGGGAGTAGCCGTCGCGGTCCAGGATCTGCGGCTGGGTGGGGACATTGGTGCCCTGGGCCAATGGCGCGGTGAGCGTCAGGGTGGTGGCGTTGTTGGCCGTCGCCTCGTTGATGGTGCCGAGGTAGATCTTGCGGACGTTGTTGCGCTTCTCGCTCAGGTTGGTGGCGACACGGATCGTGCCGATGTTCCAGCTGCTGTCAGCGGCAAAGGCAGTGCTCTTGTAGCCCTCCGCCAGGGCCGCGCAGCCGCCGAAGTTCGAGTTGCTGTTGGTGATCGTCAGCTCACCGCCGCTCTGAACCCAGTGGTGTATGCCCTGGCCGATCGCGAAGACCGAGACCTCCTGCATGATGGCGTCGTTCACCGCCCGGATGTGGAACGACCGCCGATTCGGGTGCATCCGCACGTCGTCGGGATCCGTTCCGATGTAATCGGCGTAGTTGGCGAAGTAGTTGCCCCACTGCGGGCTCTGGTTGGCGATGTACTTCTGCCAGCAGCTCAGGTCACGCTGCAGGCTCACGCCGGTGAACTGGGCCAGCACGATCGAGCGGAAGCCGGTGGCCTTCGCACCATCGCCATAGACCCCGCACAGCCCGTAGTTGGAGCGGATCGAGCAGTTGAAGATGTAGGGAGACGCCGAGATCGTGGTGTCGGTGTTGATCGTCTGGTTGCCGGAGGCAGGTCGCGGCCCAACGATCTCGAACTCGGCGTTGCGGGTCACCGCCAGAGCCAGGTCCAGGCCGCCGGTGTTGTTGGCCCCGCCGAAGGCCTGGCGGATCTTGCCGTAGAACTCATCGAGCTCGGTCTGGCTGGCGAACTCGAAGCAGTGGAGCAGGTGGTGGGATGAGGTGCTCCCCACCTTGTCCATGAAGGTGAGCCCCCAGTAGTAGCCGGTGCCGGTCATCTTGAAGATGCTCCGGCGGTTGCTGGCATCGGCGGCCTCATCCGCCGACGCGGGCACACTCTCGGGGCGGATGATCGTCTTGCGCAGGTCGCTGGACATCGCCACGACACTGCAACCGCGGGGCAGGATGATGCCGCCGGTGGCCGCCGGGTTGAACGCCTGCAGCTCGGCGTCAGACGGCTCCTTGCCGTTCTCCCACTCGAGCACCAGGGCGGCGCCGTTGCCATTGAGCACCGTGGTGGCACCAGGCATCAGCACGATCGACACCAGATCGTTGTTACCGAGCGGGGCCTGGTAGTAGCTCTTGGCTGTGATGATGCCGGCCTCGATGATGGCCCGGTTCAGCGTCTTGAAGGGCCTCGAGGGGGTGTAGCCGCATTCGAGGCGCTGCAGCTCGATCCGTTCCGTTGCTGAGCCGCTGGTGCTGTAGCTGCCAGAGACGAAGGTATCGGAACCGGTGTAGAAGTTGACCCAGAGAACGTAGGGTGCTGACAGCGGGTCGTTGATGACGGCACCGGGGCCGATCTCGGCATTGCCGCCCAGCTGGCGAACTGCGTCGGTGAGCGCCGCGATCTGTCGACGAAAGATCGCCTGCGCGGCCTGGATGTGATCCAGTGCGCCGGGCTGCCCTGCACGGATGATCTTCGTCACAGCTCACACGACTCGATGCTGTCACGGTAGACAGCGCAATCTGTCCGTTAATTCGTTCCCATCTTCAACGCGATCTCTCCCACCGTGACGAAGTTGAGAGAACCGGCGATGATGTCCGTGGCACGGGTGTTGATCGCGATGGAGGTGACCAGCAGCTGCGACTGGTAGAAGAGATCACCGGGCAGCAGCTCACCGGCATCCACTTGGTCAGTGATCATCCAGAACTGGGCATCGGCCTTGCAGCCCTTCTCGCTCATCAGCAGCAGGCGCAACAGGGTGGTGGAGTCGCTCATGGGAGCTCCGGTCCGATCGATGCCTTGCTTCCGGGCGATCAAGAAATCAACCTGCCCCCCACCGGTGACGAGGCTCTTGACGGAATCACCGAACTTCTCGCCCACCGCCGTGGTATCGACCTCCTGGGCCGTGAGGTTGAGGCTCCAGTCGCTGAGCTGCCCCTGAACGTTCCAGATGCCCCGGTCCACCGGGGAGTCGACCTCACCGCGCGGCTGCACGTCGGCGTTGTCGTAGTCGTCAGTGCCGGCCGTTGGGGCCTGGTAGGCAGGGGCCGACTCACAGATCGAGGCCAGGGTCACTTCGTCCCGGATGTCGCTGAAGCGGTAGTCCCCCAGGTCGAGCTCACTGCTGCAGAGCGCCAGGGCGTTCTGGTAGTCGACCGATCCGACCGGCGCGAGGAGCAGGCTGCCGAAATCGACACGGAACAACGGGATGCGATCGGTCTTGGATCCCCGCAGCGCCGCGGCCTGAGATGTGTAGAAGCTCAGGCGGTCGAGCTGGTCTCGGTAGACGAAGAAGCTGCGGGTCTCGGCCAGGCCGACGTCCTCAGATCGGAGGTAGAAGGGGGCCTCATCATCCGCCAGGTAGAAGTCATCGTCGTCGCCGGCGATGTGGGCCCGATTGGCGCCCAGCAGCCAGTCAGAACCGGCGTACATGGCGTGGCCATCGGGGCAGCCCGGCTGGCCGGAGCCGGAATCGATCGGGAGGCCATCGGGGCAGGTGATCGTCACCTCATCCCCGCTCCAGTAGCCGGGGTTGCGGACGAGGATGGCGTTGGTGAGCAGGTGGACGGCAGAAGTCGGAACGACTACAGCATCCGGGGCCTCACGCCGCAGCCATAGCTTTCCGCGGTGCCCGAGGACGGCCATCAGAAGCCACCATCGAAGGGTCCGGTGACCTGAAAGCTGACACTGCAGGCCGTCACCTCGCCAACCCGCACGGGCGTGCCCACCCTGGTCGTCAGGGCCCGGAAGCTCAGCCCTCGGTTCGTGCTGGTGTTCAGGATCAGGCCGATCTGCTGCCCACCCCGGCTGTCGCTGAAGATGCTGTTCACCAGGTCGATGGTTCCCGGGTCGTCCTCGTCGTAGAGCACGGTGGTGCTGCCGGTGGCCCCGCGCATCCCCTCGGTGTACTCCCGGTCATTGCTGCCGAGCACAGAGCAGTCGAGGGCATCCCGATCCACCTCGATCGAGAACTCGCGGCACTTCGCGATGCGCACCCCCTGAAAGCGCATCTCGCCGTCTCTGCCGGTGAGGATCGACATTGGGCGGAGTGTGCAGCGTGCTCAGCTCATTCTGAGCTCGGCGCTCAGATTCACTCTCACAGAAGAGATCCCCGGCACCACCGATTCGACGACAGGCGGGTCGTTCTCCTTGAAATACCAGCGGACGCCCTGACTCTTGAGCTTGTCGACCAGGCGGACCCGAAGGCTGCCGGCGGTTCCCATGAACACCTCGGCAGGCAGGAGCACCTCGGACACGCCGCCTTTCGAGGCCTCGTGCGCATCGACGATCGCATCGGCGAGGTCGTCTCGGATGTTGTTGAAGCCCAGTTGCAGCTCACCGTCGCCGGCGGCGCTGCCCCAGAGCCGGGTGTTCTTGACCCCGGACTGGCTGCGGTTGCTTGTCACTGGCCAGCGCAGCGCGACGAAACGCCGAGAGCTGGGAACAAGGGCGGGGAATTGGAAGGCCATCACTGGATCACCCAGTTGGAGTCGTCATCGAAACCATCTGCGAGCACCAGGATCCCCGTCTCGGTCGTGGGCATGTGGACTGCCTCGATGTTAAAACCGCCGTCCTCCGAGGGTGTGATGCGCTCGATCTGGTAGGTGCTGGTCTGCGTCTCGGTGTTGGCCAGGGTGAAGATCACGCCAGTGGGCGAGGCGAACGCGCCGTTGCCGCTGACCACCATGGTGGTGAGGGCCGGTTCGGCCGTGCTCCTCCCATCCCAGGCCAGCACGGGGTAGGAGCCGTCCTCGAGGGGGTCGGTGCTCACCAGGGTGCCGTTGCCCAGCACGGCCCCGTTGCGGAGCTCGCTGACCCGCAGGATGTCCATCGCCACCTTGATGAAGTCGCCCGGCTGAATCGCAGCCACCAGGCCCTCATGGGTGGTGCTGAACCGGACGGCATGGTCAACGATCCGCCGCATGCGCGCGGCGTACTTGGCCGCATCGATCAGGTGGCGCCGTCCCGTCACGTAGTCGCTCAGAGGGAATGGCTCGATCGGGTCGGTGTCGGCCCCGAAGGGGGCCGCCTCGCGCACCAGCACCTCGCGCTCAGTCGGGAACACACCGGGGTTGTCGAGATTGACCGACAGGCGCTCCTCGCGATAGGTCGCGCTGACCTGGATCGGCAGCCTGTCCTCCGGATCGAGGTACTCGAGGGAGAAGGACCCCTCGAGGATGTTGCCGGCGGTGAAGATGCCCTGGATCGCCACCGGTTCCGGCGCGCTGACGGTGCCGGGCCATGCCGGTTTGAGCCAGAAGCGGCCGCCGCTCTCCCCAAACTGCAGCAAATGCGCCGCGGCCACGTCGGCCGCCCACTGGCGCAGGTTCACCCGGCCAGTGATGCCCCCATCGAAGAACATGCGGCGTTCCTGGCACCAGGCCGCCGCGGCCCAGAAGCTCTCCCAGTCGATCTGCTCCATTCCGATCTGGTCCCCCTTTCCGTAGTCGGGGTTGACCATCGCGTCGGCAAGCACCAGGGGGAACAGATGGGTGCCCTGGGCCAGGGCCTTGAGCACGTAGACCGAGATCTGGCCGAACTGCTGGAACTCCTGCCCCAGGCGGACATTGAAGCCGAGCAGCGCGAGCTTGTCGTACTGAGGGGCAACGGCGTTGGGGATGATCTCGTTGACGTTGACGATCTCGTGCTCAGGCCCGGATTCGGCGCTGCTGCGCACCTCCTCGTAGACGAAGGCCTCGGCCAGCCGGCCCCAGCGGTCCAGGTAGGAGGTGCCATCGGTGTAGCCGATCCCGATCTCTCCATTGCCGCCCCGCTGGACGCTGGCCAGCTGGAACCGCTCTCGGCCTTGGGACGTGCGCGATGCCGCCGGGATGAAGGGGCCGGAGGGGCTGACGACACCACGGAAGGCCACGGTGAGTCCGTTGGTGGTGATGGTGCGCACGGTGGTCAGGCCGCTGTCGATCAGCTCGAGGTCACCGGTTGCGGTTCCCGAGCGGATCTCCCAACCACTGAGGGGCTCGATCTGGAACTCCCAGCGCTTGACGGAAGGCATCACCAGGCGGAGGTCGTTGAAGACGTTCTGCTGGGTGTTCCCGCGCACCCCGAAGCAGGGGGCGAGCTCGGTGAAGGTGGCCTCGGTGCCGGCCTCCCGGAAGCGGATGCGGAAGAAGCTGTAGCGCTCTTCCGAGCTGTTCATCTGCCCGCTCTGGAAGATGTCGACGGTCAGATAGTCCCCAGGGGCGATCCGGTTGTCCTCCTTGTCGTAGCAGGCACGGTCGTCGATCTGGTCATAGGTGAGGGTGTCGCGGAAGTTGCAGAGGCCGCTGATCCGGATGCCCAGGGCGCTGCGGATGCAGATCTCGACGATGCGGCATTCCCGCAGGGTGGAGAAGTTGGCGATCGCCACCCGGAACAGCTGGGGGAAATTGGTTGCCGTGTAGAAGGGGGGATTCGAAAGGGCGTCCTTCTCCAGGTTGGTCTTGGAGACGGTCTGCGTGGACCCGGATCGCACCACCCGCAGGGTCACATCGATGGAATTGCCCTGACTGGGCGACACCGGCTCAAAGTCGGCGTCGGAATTGAAGGCCTTGTCGGCAGGGGTGCGGGCGCTGACGATGGCGAGGGCGCTGCCGACCTTAAGCAGCTCTCCCACCTGCAGGCTGTCGTCCCAGCTCTTCTGGCGTCCCGCGACCGCCGCGGCCACGTCACCGGACCGCTCCTCATGGGCCTCGAGCCGGTCGTTCACCGAGACGGTGATGGTGGCCACCGCATTGGTGTAGCTGAAGGTCACTACGGGCGTGGGGCCCACGATCGAAGTGGTCTTGCTGATCGAGACCACGTGCTCGGTGTAGATGTCCTTGCTGCCCCGCTCGAAGAAGATCGAGTAGTCGACGATGTAGGTCCCGTCAGCCTCGCCGACCAGGTCTGCCTCCACATCTGCGGTGTCGAGGGTGGCGACCGCCGAGAGAGAGTTGCCGGAGGTGATGACCGGCCCCATCGACAGCCAGGACTTGACGGTCTCGTCTGACAGGTCCGGAAAGGGCTTGGTGGCTACCTCGATGCGGGTCTCCCACTCCGCCAGGTTCTCGCCGGCGGAGAAAACCGTCTCGGCATCGGAGGTGTTGGAGAGGTGATAGGTCCAGGTGTCGCCGGAGGCACTGATCAGCCCGGCCCGGCCGCTGAACTTCGCCTTGAACTTCTCGCGCTGCGCGAGGGAGACGTAGTCGGGCTCGCAGACGACCCGGCCCTCGGCCTTGGTGTTCTTCTTGGAGCCATTCACCTTCACGGTGATCTGGGCGTTGACCCCGGGGCGAAGGTTGGGGTTGACGCGGAAGCCGAACCCGTTGCCGATCAGGCCATAGACCCCGAACTGGGTCTGGGTGTTGGGGCGGTGGGCATGGCAGAACCAGGGTGCCGGGTTGCCGCTCTCGTCCGGGACGGCGTAGACGTCTGCATCCGAGAGGTTGCCCGGATCGTTGCTGGTGCCCAGGATCCGGTCTGCCGCGGTGATGCGGCCGCCATAGGGGCGGAAGTAGACCGTGAATCTCGAGTCCTGCTCGTTGCCCAGCAGGTAGGAGCCGAGAGTGTTGTTGCCGATCGCGATGTTGGCAGGATCAATCTCCAGGCCCTCTGCCCCCTCGCCGATCAGAAACATGGCCCGCAGCAGCTGGCTTTTGTCGATCGCGACGATCTGGCTCCAGATCAGGGGTGCATTGACGCGAACGCCACCGTAGTATTCGCCATCGATCTGCTCACGGTTGGCGTAGATCAGGGGGATCACTTCGCCAATCGTGGCGACATCCTGAACCGAGTCGAAGCCCTGCCGGGGCACGAAACGGCGG